TGACGCCGCAATTGAAGCTGTACGTTGCATAGCAGTACCAAGTTCTTTAGTATTAGAAGCTGTTTTAGCCGCTAAATTTGAATATACATCATTAATTCTTTGGGCAGAAGCTTCATTAATTTCCATATTAAAACCACGAAGCGCAGCGGTCATTTTGTCTGTGGCATCTGCCGCGTCTAATCCACCAATACGAGCCATTTTCATGGTCTCATTGGCAATACTCATTGCTGCTTCAGTTTTTAAACCTTGTTGATAGTATAAAGTGGTAGCTTCATACATATCCTTAACAGTTGCTCCTAAAGCATTTGCATTAGCAGTATATTCAGGCAATTTTGCCCACATATCACCAACACTATAATCAGTAACAACTGCAGTTTTCGTCATTGCCGCATCAAGTTCTTTAACTACGTCAACTGCTTCACGAATTCCTCTTTTAAGAAGATTAATCATATTTCTTAAACTAAAGAAATACTGTGTAGATTGTTTTAATTGTTCTACTTGATTTTTAGCACTTAAAATACCGTTCGCAGCATCATCAGCGGCATGCTTTATTTGATTAAATGCTTGAGGAACCTGTTCTGCTTTATTACTTAAATCTTTAGTAGCATCTTTTGCACGTTCAATTGCTTGAGGTTTAAAATTATCTATAGCTCTAGCTGCAGCTTCTTCTTTATCTTTTAATCCTTTAACTGCTTCTCCCGCAGCACCAGCCTTTTCTTTTAATTCATCAATTCTAGCATTAATTTTAGCAATAGAACCATCAATATCACTAGATGATAAACCGTCTAATCCTAATGCTTTACCAATACTAACTAATGTAGTACCTTTATAACTATTTAATTTACCTTTAATTTCGTCTAAAGTATTATTAAATTTATCTAATTCTTGACGCTCTAAAGCAACTTCAGCTTTATTAACTAACCCTTGAACAGTCTTTGCTCGTCCGGTTCCTGCGGCAAACTTTTCTAACGCAGCGGACAATCCATTAGCTTCTATATTTTGGTTAAAAGTATCTTGAATTTGTTTTTTAATATTTTTTAAATTATCTTCCAATGTTTTTAATTTAGTAGCATCTTCTACTTTTAAAACCATTGGTGTATCATTAACTTCTTGAATACCTTTAACAATATTATTTAATGAATCCTGTATTTCTGCACCAGTTTTAGCTAAATTTTTCGCATCAGTTTTAGTACTAACACCTTTAGATAATTGAGACTGATATTTGTCAACTAATTTATTAACCTTTTCAAATTCTTTAGTTAAATCATCAGCAATTTTAGTCGGAATTCGAAGATTTTTAAAACCATTCTGCATACCTTGAATACCAGACAATACTTTATCAATATTTATACTGGCATCTAAGGTTACTCCAACTCTTTGGTCTGCCATTTGCTTATCCTCCTAAATTCTTCCAATAAAAAATGACGTTAATTAAAAATTAACGCCATTCGGAATCTCTATCTATATCCTCATCCAAAAAATATATCTCTAAGGCTTTTGAGTGTTTTCGCTCCCCAGTTGATAAAGCCGTTCCTTTAAACTTCCCTACCATTGGTTGAGCGTTTTGACCTAAAGTGAGATTAAAATCTGACGTAATTTTTAATTTCGGAATATAGATAATTGCAGTATGAGTTTGACCAGTTATATCATCTTTAATTCTCGATCTACCCTCTAAAGTTAAAAATCCATCAAAGATTTCTTCACCAATTAACTCAACGTCTGCTCCATTATCATATCCATATTCATAATCTACAATAACATCCTTATAGATTAAGGGAGTTTGAATGGTCTGTTCATCGACCATTGATAAATCCGTCAGCTTCTCACCGGTTTCTTTATTATAAACAAAAATCCACGAATCTATAGGTACGTGGGTTAATGTAATTTTCCCTTCGTCATCGGTCTCAAGTTCATCGCGCTGCGCAATTCGAATTATACTATTCTCTCCAATGGAAAGCATTCGCGCATTATTCATAAGACCTAATTGTGTTTTTGAAAATACACCTTGTGTGAAAATTAAATCTACTCCCTCAGTCCTATCCCAAATTACCAACTTTCTATTCTGATAACCACCTTGTGCAGCTACTTCACGATTAATTTCTTGAAAGTTTGCAATTTGAATTTTATCAAATGCGGCAACAACTTCACCAACCGCATAAGTTCTACCTTTTATCTCTATAGGATAAGTGGATTTTAACTGCACAAAGTACAGCTCTTGCATACCAAATTCGTTATCCATTGAAGTCTCCTAAAATAAAATGGGGAGAGACGTCGCCGCCTCTCCACCATTAATATGCTTTATTGAATTATTCCCATTCAACATTCGGGTTGTTCTGAGATGTGCCAGAAATATTCATATTAGTTACATAAGTATCATGCTTTGCGCTAGCTTCAAACTCATCAAGAACAGAGGCAACGCCCTTATTCTTCAGACCAGAAGCATCACTAGAACTACCAATATTGTATTTAACCAGCTTAACCATTGAACCACTTTCAGATTTCAGACACTGTACTGTCATTGAGAACGTAGCAGGATCACCATCAGCCTCCATTGTCAGACTAACATCCTCTGCAGAAACTTTTCCCTTTGGAATGATAAACTGCAGGAACTCATCCTTACCAGAAGCAACGTTTCTAGCATATGTATCACCAGTGATATAATAAGTGTTCGAATTAAACTCTGCACCAATATCAATAGTAACTCCACCGCTAATAACGCCATTACCAGTATCTCTAGTTACAGGACTAGAAGTACAATCAAGTAAATCAAATGTAATAAATTCAACTGTTTGTTCAGTATCTGCAGCAGGATTACCAGCTTGAACCTTACCTGTAGCCCAATTAACACTTGCACGATCAACTGGAACTGGTTCAGAAACTTCTGAAATAGTACCACTATCATTCTTTTGATAACTAAAAGCAGTTACAAGAGTCTTAGCAATATATAACTTATTACCATTAATATCAAAAGTTAAATAAGCCTTGTCAGAACTATTTGCTGTGGAAGCCTCCATAATTTGTGCTGGGTCAAAACGTAAAGTCTTTAAAACTTCTTGCTTATCTCCATAAACCTTCATATCGCCACCGAACATAATGCCAAGGGACTTAGCACTATATACAGCATCTTCCATCTCAATAGTAAGCTCTTTGTTAGTATCCCAAGACAGAATCTTAACATTACCCTTACCACCTCTAGCATCAACTACTTCAGAGCTTTGGCTCAGAGTAGAAGTTTTCAGAGTATCAAGATAAAGAACTGGAGCAGAAGGTGCGCCCTTTGAGTCTAACTCATAGAACATAACATCAGCGACTTCTTTAATAGCATATTTATCAAGAATAATTGCCATATTAAATAGCCTCCTATAATTCTTCTTTGTCTATGTTTTTTATCCAATATTTTGGTTTTACTTTTTTACTATCCGCGCCAGCAAGAAGTGCTCGAATATCAATATCATATTCTTCTTTTTGCTGTTCCATGGCTATTAACCAATGAACGCACGCATAGCTTATCTCTCCAATATTAAGTGGATTTAAACCAATTCCCATACAACAAATTGCCGTCAAAAGCGTTCCTAAAGTAGGAGCATTTTTAGCTTTTTTCTTTTTAAGTAATTCTTCGCTTTGCTTTACTTTCATTTTATATCGTTTAATGCGCGGGTCCAGGTTTTCTTCCTCTGGGTCTAGAGGTTTTACATCTTCAATACCCATCACCTTACGAATTACATTCTGAAATTCAAAGTAATTTTCCGCGGTTAACAACCTTGGATTTTCTAAATCCACGTTAGGGTCAATTTCATCCTCACTTTTACCAATTAACAACATTTCAATTTCTGGAACTATTGTCACCGGTTCATGTACAAATTGTCTAAAAGCATCTTCAATTTTTTCTTTTAATTCATCACTTTGATAGTAATTAATTAGTAAATAATGGAATGGTGTAGGAACCTGCATCACACTTTCATCTTGGAGAAACGCTTTATCTAATTCCTCTTGTGTCATTGTAAATAATGATTGATAGATTCCAAAATCCGGATTACCCACCACATCATTTACTGTAGGGGGATATACCTTACATATTCCTTTAAAATCAATCGGAAAACCAAGTAGTATTTTCTCATCAATCATATGAAGTCAGCACGAAAGTCTGTTCATAGGCAGAAATTTCCTCAGTTAAAAAGTTTAAACTGAAGTCTCCACCAGTCATCTTTCCGAGTCCCTCAATTTTCTTACCATTTAAGGACTTCTGAACTTCCCCCATAATCGCAAAAGGTCTTAAATTAGTATCTTTTATAATCCATTGAGTCATTGGAACAAATACTTCGACACTTATATTTACTGATTTAAACTCATTGTTTGATGCTAATCCACGCGCTCGCGCGATTCTGACGGCAATCAGTGAATGAGCTGTTTCTTTTGGGCCGACACGCGGCACAATTTTAACTAATTTCTCAAATATCTCATTCTGTATCTGTTCTTGAGTTAAATCTGGATGACTCAATGGGTCTTTATCGGTATAATATAATAGCTTTAACAAATTTTGATTAGCTAAAAGTCTTTTAATTATATATTGTGCATTTACACCAATATCTGAACAATTTCTTACATTCATGGTTCATTTACCTCCTGTGGTATAGTAACATCTAAACCTTGATTCAGCCAGAAAAACTCATCAGCCGTATTGGCCGCGGTCTGGGCTGGCGGAGGCGTAAGGTCGCGCAGATATTGCGGGTCAACAGACACAAACTCAACTCCAGGGGTTGACTGTATATCATAACCTGTCACAACATAGGCCTCAGTAAGTGGACCTTGTGAGACTTCTAAATAATCATCTTTTCTAATGTTTTCGTTCAGTGGTATAATAAAGAAGCTTAATTTAAGATTTTCTGTATATAAAACCTTACTTCTACTTCTAGACTTTAACTCGTCCTTTAACATATTATCTTCTTGACCATAGAAGTATGCCCAAGTACTACATTGCTCACCCTGTCTATTCTTCCATTGTAAGTAATGAGTCATTTTTAAAACAATATATCTATTATATCCACTAGCCTTTATATTTTCTAAATAATAAATAAGCCAAGGGCATAGTATATTATCCTTATCTGGTATCCAAAGAATAGTTCCATTTGGCATGTCTAAATGTACGTCAGTAAGTAAATACTGCATTGTTTTTGTTTCGTTTTGACGCAGCGGCACAAGTTCACCTTCACGCATTATACCTTCATAATCAAACTCTACATAATAAACTGATTTAGCTAATTGCCTTCTGAAGTTTTCTTCTCTTTGCCCTTGGATGCGAGATTGGAAATCAACTCCATAATGATTTAACCTCTTTAAATATACATCCTCATAGTATCCCATCTTCTCCTCCTGTTTGTTTAGAAAGTAAAGACATACAATCAAAGATTGTACTTCTAAAATACTCATAACGTAAATATCTTAAAGAGGAAATTTTATGAAATAGAGTATAATAGTTAATTGTTCTTTCATCAACGTCAAACCCTAAAAGTTCAATAATAATTGAATCCAGAAACTTTTCCCACTCTCTTCCTTTCTCGTATTCACAGAGTAATCCGAACAGTTTATTTTTTAAGCTATTCGCATACCCCTCATCCATACCAGGAACATATTTCATTTTAATCTCCCGCCAATTGACTATAAGTAAATGGTCGTCCCTTGCGCGAGCGATAATAAATGCGCTCTAATTTAAGAGCTTTATATTCCTCTCTTTCAAGTAATTGTTTGAGCTTATCTATTAAATTGGCTTGAGAGAAATCTCTCTCAACATATAAAGGCTTAACATTTTCCCATGTGAGAATTGTCCTATTAAGCCACTCACATTTCATATAAGTTGCAAGAATTTGAATTTCTTCGTTTGCAAAGTTTTCATCAACGAATACATCGTCTACAATTTCTAAACTAACCCTTGGAAACTTGAAATAAGGAATCGCCGCATCCAATAAGGAACGCCAATCTTGTTCTCTTTCTTCATCCGTCCAGTTTAGCCATTCGTCTTCTAACATTTTAGATAGAAACGCATCATATATATCATAAACTGAAACCATCTTTTACCTCTTATTACTTAACTTCTTCTTGGTCCGCCTTATTTAACTGAATAGTAGCAATAATATCAATACCAATCATTTTCTTAATAATTTCAGCCTTATCAAAGTTAATAATCTCATTTTGAATAGCATACTGCGCTAATTCTCTAACCTGCTCAATAGGTAACTCATGAAGCTTTTCCTTAAACTCTGCGGTTGGCATTACTGTTAAATAACGCTTTCTTTGCTGATCATTTAAGATAATGATATTGACTGGCTCTTTGGCGTCTTCTGGCTCTAAACCAAGATACTTTTTCACTTCCATATCTTCAATACCAAGAGTGCCATCTCTAAAAAGTGCTTCTACTCCTGGATTATACATAGCTTCCTCAAGTTGTTCAAGAGGAATTGTTTTTACCGCACCCTTCTTCTCCCATACTCTGCGGAGACTTAATTCTGGGACAACGATATTAACCCTACTAGAAATTAAATTCTCAACTTTAACCTTTGTTTCCATTATATTACTCCTTTTAACTCCTAAAATAATAAATAAGGGAGGGGACGAACCCCTCCCCTTTAACTAGCCATTAAATATAAGCAAACTCCTCAGCATATGTCTGCGGAATACCACTGTTCTTGTAGATACCCCAGTTGTGATATGTAAGAATAGCAGTACCGAGTTTCTTATAAGTATGAATCTCCATAGACTGGTCTCTATTAACGAAGTCATACATCTGAGTTTGTCCCTCAAATACAACCTTAACAACCTTTTCACCGCCTGTAGGCAGAACGTAAGCGAGTTGTGGGTCAATCCAAGTTCTATTGTTGTTCTCATCAATGAATGACTGAGGAATCTGAACAATCGGAGTTCCTCTGAACAGGTTAATATATCCAGTGTTGTGGATTGCATCGATGTCTTGCGGATGATATACGCCATAAGCGCCGTTAGCAGGCATCGGAGCAATCTCATCAGCTCCCATAGCAGCAACGAACTCAGGCGGTGCAAAAATAACGGCGCCAGAACCGTATGCTCTTACTGTGGAGATGAGCTTCATCATTTCAGCGCCATCAAATGTAGCACCAGTAGCTCTGTTATTTGCAGGAACGCCAGCCTTACCATAAGCAGCGCGCAGAGCCTTCTGAACTTCCTGATATACAGCATCAGTCTGAGCCTCAACGAGCAGGCTAACAAGATCAGCCATGTTCTCAGCACCATCAAGCATTCTTTCGAAGTCGATTGTGCAAGCTCCACCAATTGCATGTGCAGAAACTTCAAAATATCCATGGTCGAGTCTGAATGTCTCATATACACCAGAAAGACCAACTTGTGTAAGGAACTTTCTTGCTCTAGTTCTTCCCAGTCTTGTTCTGAACAGAGCCTTTTGTCCTTGACCAACTTGCTGAACATCAGCAAAAACGCCAACAGCGTCAATAACCTTCTTCGGAACTACTTCATCAGCAGCCTGAATAATGATTTCATAAATGTCATATCTGTTCTTCATGAACTGATTGACAGAACCAGCCATTTCTCTCAGACCCTCAACGAGAGCGTCTTGGACGTTCTCCATAGAGTAGTTAGCTGGAGCCTCGTTCTTAGCCGCACAAAGGGCTAACTCTTTCATTTCCTTAATAGTCATTTCGTTGCCCTCCTTAATTATGCTTCAAGAACCTGGAACTTAATTCCAAACTGACCATCTGGCATTGTTGTTCCTTCAACAACCTTCAGAACTGGGCCAGCACTAGGTTTAGTAGTATCAATTACAATTGCACCCGAATCACTAATTCCACCATACAGCGGAGTAGTTCCGATGGCGGCAACAGCCGTCTTCAGTGCAGCATCGTCAGCAAAATCACCACTGTCATAACCAACACAGTTAGTTGTGAACAGCTCGCCAGCCGAAAGGAATCCAAGTCTTGGATAGAAACTACCAAGCTCAAGCTTGAAATCCTTCAGAGCGTTCGCTCTCTCATCATACATATGCTCAGCAGTGTAGTTGAGAGCAACCGGGCAATTAGCAACTACAGCGCTCTTCGGCAGCTTAATCTTTCTATTGATTCTATCTACCGCGAGCAGCATGCCGTTCTCAGCCGGAATCGAAGCGAAATCAGTGTCATCAAGAGCGCACTGAGCTTCAACGCGTCCATCTCTACGGAAGGCTACTTGATTCAGCTCTAATTGACCAAAACCGTCAATTACTAATCTTTGAAAAGCCATAATAAATCCTCCGTTTTATTACTTCTTCTTATTTTTTTGTCTTTCTAAGATAGCCTCGATTCCTGTCAGATGTAGTTCATCCTTTGGAACAAATCCCGAGTTATCTTCATTGGTAAAAATTGTCGACTTAGTTTGAACCAGAACGAAAGCAAGTTCCTTATCTAACTCTTCTTTAGTGAACTCATCGACTCTTTCTCTGAACTTGTCAATTTCTTCTGCATCTAAAAGAACGGCATACTTGTCAAATACAGCTTCCTTTTCTTTTAATTCAGTTTCAGCCTTGAAGTTATTTAAACTTTCATTTTCAGCGGTAAGAGTGTTGATAGTTTCTAAAGCAGTAGTATAATTACTATTAGCTTCCTCTAATTCATTCTCAAGTCTTTCTTTATCCTGCTGTAAAGTCGCAATTGTAGTATCATTCTCTTCTTTTTTGGAGTTGAACTCTTCTACTTCTGTCTGTAAGCCAGTTACGACTTCATCAATCTTCTCATAAGTGTTGTTATTCATAGCATGAAGAATATCAAGTGCATGCTTTTCTTCCTCATTTACATCTATAATATAGCAAACTTCCATTTTATCAATGGAGAGAGAATCAGTTTCATCAATTTTGGTATAGTATGCTCTCTCATAAGCACCAGTTTCAAATTTGAAGACAACAGCATATTCATCATAGACGTCGCAAACTGCATAGTCCATAATATATTCATTCTCTTCATTGAATCTAGGGTTTAACAGAGACCAAAGCATATTATACTTCTGATTGTCAGAAAGCTTAAAATTCATATGTTTTTCTCCTCCCAAGTTTTGCTTTTGAAATATATCTGAATTTTCTAAATCGGTCATCAATGTCTTAACTGAATCTACCAAAGTATAAAAGGCAGCACCCTCAAAGCAAGGCTCATAGTCTTCTCCTAAGGCTTGTAAGCCCAGGAAACGTCCCTCAGTAAAAACAAAAAATCTTTTACCATTTATAAACTGCCACTCACCTTCAATAGAATCTGCATAGAGTTCCATTGACTGTGACTTTTGGATTATGTCAAAAGCTTCTTGTTTATAAAGTCCCGTAAAGAGATATACGTCTGTGCAAGCGTATGTTCTCTCTACTCCATCAGTATCAAGATGGGATTCCCAAGCAAAGTTTGGATTCTCTGGAACAATACCATAAATACGTCCTTCGTACCTTTCTCTGCCGTGGTCTGTGAAGTCATCTTTCATTGTGTCATAGATGCCCTTAACTGGCACATATGGCAGCGTTGAAACTAACTTGTTCGCAAACTCTTCTGTAATGTACGTTCCATTTCTGTTCGCGCCAGTATAGAAGATGCGACATCTTGCTTTTGATAAGACTTCGTTATAATCAGTAATATCACCATAAATAGAAAGAGAAAAAGTTGTTAATTTATCTTTTTCTTTATCCATTAGTTAGAACCTCCACGGTCTAATGATTCCTCATTAGCAACTGTTTTTGCACTTTTATCTTGTGCATCTTTCGCAGGACGTCCTACGTTTCCTGTTTCTGTATAAGCAGTGCTTAAAGGCTGCAGCTTTTCTTTCAGTTTCAGAACATCGTTTTCTAAATCTTTAAGATTACTTAACTCGCGTTGAGAAATATCCATAGCAAGAGCCGGCAGTAAAAAACTGTAACCAGAAGTTGCTAATTTCAATGTAGTCTCAACATAATCCTTTTGGTTATAATATGAGACTGGTAAGATTTTATAAGTAAAGGTAATATTCGTATTACCGTATTTTTCATTTAAAATCGAAGTAATGAAATTCTCAAGCTTGCGTGCCAGCACCATCATCAGAGCCATATCGTTAGTAATTGAAGTACTTAACGACAGATTTGAGTCAGTACCAAATAATTGGCTGCTCGAACCAGCCTCGGCATAAATATTCGTAAGAGCCTTATCAACAGAATTAAGTGAGTTGTCATTCGCAGTTTTAGACACAACCGCATCAACATCAGCATATGTAGTTAATACGCTAAGGTTCTCATTCTTTTTCATCATGTCAACTGCGCCCTTATGCATTTCTAATGCTTCTTCAGGCTCAAATAATAATCCACCATCTGTAAGATGTGGGATGTGTTGAATGAGAATCTTCCTTATTTCCTCAAGGTCTCTTTCCCTATTTATTTCCTTGGCATCTTCATACTCTAATGACGCAGAAATAATGTTTAAAAATATTGGTCTGTCGTCTAAAATAGACATACAGATTCCTATTGTAGTAGGAACATAGCACCACGGACTTTTCACTTTTCTAGTCTTATACCGCTTATACCAATTGACAATTTCCTTTGGATAGGCGGCAAGGGCTTTCTTGCGATATTCCGTATCTGCTATACCATCAAAATATGTAACATTAAATTCAACTATATCATTACCTTCTTTATCCTTAAAGCGTGAACGACAATAAAAAATAGGTAAATCTAATATAGAAATTGACTTATCTGTTACCTCTTGAATCACCCCATAATAGCAACCGTCGCGTAAGACTTTTATTGCTATGTGGGTAAATAATTTCGGCAGTTTTGCATTATCAAGAAAACTAGTTGCATTATAATACTTTTTACTAATATACGATTCGGAGAGAGATTTACCAAAACTTGGATTAGGAATTAGAATACCAGTATATTTAAGTAAAGTAGCATAATGCATTAACAGTCTCTGATAGAAACCACCTCTGTAAAAATAGTTACGAGAAAGAGTAATTTGAGCCTCAACAGAACCAGAATCAATAATGCTTTTAATTTCCTCTAATGAATACTCTTTAATCCTTTCGTATCTGTTTTTTCCCCAGCGGGTCAAATTATAGGATGATTCATTTTTCGCTATCATACCTGTTATAGCCTTAGTAAAAGAGGTCAAATCTCTTTTTTGTTCATCCATTTATCTTCCTCCTGAGAAGAATACTAATTGTCGACCGCCCGCACGTCTGCGATGACTAGATTTGTAATAGTCTTCTTCAAGTTCTTTAATTCTCCACAATCCATAAGAGAAAGATGAATACTTATCTTTTGGAAAGCGAGTATTAATTCGTTCAAGAACTATATCCAAACTTGCACCAGTGCGTTTAAGACGAAGATTAGCCATTTCTTCAAATAACTTTGTTGTCATCTCATGTGGCATCAGACGAACCACACGCTGCTCTACGGTCATTTTCTGACCTTTTTTAGTAGCAAGTAAAGCACTCTTTGCCTCTTGCTCTTTTATAAGAAAACGCACAAGGCCACTAGTGAGCCTTGAGTAGCAGTTTCCGTGTATTTTAGAGTTAAGCGGTCCATTAGCTTTAATTCCGTAGAGGATTCTAGGAGCATCTTTTGGTTGGATTATTTTATAATTATCATCGTTGATAAAGCCATATGCTGGAAGATAGTTACCCATCTCATCATATTGCGGCTTAATCATTTCATCGGCGAGTCCGACACCAAGACCATTAGTATCAATGACGACCTCGCGCGGATTGTAACGTTCAATAATTTTCTTTAAGTCAACCGCTTGGACCGTAAAAGGCTTCGTTTGTGGGGTGCGGCCAAGGACAATTAGATTGACCAAGGTCGAATAGAACTTGCCTTTTATTATATTAACTCTAAACACGCAAACAGCCGTCTGGTCGGAAATACGACCCACGTCTACTGATATTAAGTAGAATTGTTCAGAATCGGGTCTACTAATTGCGTGCGTTTCTGGATTCTTTATTTTTCTATATTTGCTTAATTTCTCATATGAGAACCATGCATCTTCGCTAGAACCTTGCCAGAGAGACAGATATTCTGTAGCAAAAGATTCAGCGTTATAAGATGGACTCATCTTCAATTTATTGATATATTGCTTATCAATAAGTCCATGCATGGCAGGTAATCGCCAATCGCACCCAAACATAAAAGAATGCTTCGGGTCTATAATTGCGTTTTCAAAAGTATCTATCAAACGCTCATAGGCAAAGGAAGTCTTGCTGCCCGCAGATGTGGTTGCGATTATCTGTTGGTTAGGTTCGTTATCGTTGACGGTGTTGTTTGGAAGACGGCGAGATACGTTGACGAGTGGAATAACTACTGAGTTAATAGCTTCTTCATCTCCATCTCTAATCTCGTCTATCTCTCCTCCATGTCGACGGCCACCACGCTGAGCATCACCTGCGAGTACTACGTCTAAGATAGAACCATTGCGGAACTTAAGCGTTACATAGTCTTTTCCGAAGTTCCCTGGATAGTCGCTCAACTCCCAACCGATAATTTCTTTCTTCAACAGCGGCCAATGGTCATAGATTTCATAAATCTTTTCTTTTGTAATCTGCGCGGCCTGTTGTTTGGTGTTCGCACATATGAACACCTTGCGACCAGGTATAAATACACACTGAAGAAAGAGCGCAAGTATTGTGATAAACGATTTTGAAAACGCACGTGGTGCAGTAATAAAGACATCCTTAAAACGCATGAGGGCGCGCAGAGTGAAGCGTTGATAGAAAAAGAGACTAAACTCGGAATCAGCAGGCTTAATTATATCAAGATAGTAATCTGGATAGGCAGTAAATAGATTAACCCACTTACATAGGTTTTCGTAGTTCCTCTCCAGATACTCCGTTGTAATAACTGCGCCTTTCTCTAACTCTATGCCCTCGCGCTCTGCACGTTCAACGAAAACGTCGCTTGGAGTGAGTTCTTGACGAGTGGAGAGAATAATTTTTTTTCGCTTTTCTTGCATTACTCTTCCTCCAAATCAACCGTGAACTCATCATCCTTATATAGCTTCTCAAACCCCTCATTCTCATAGTTATCGTAATCATCCACATCAGGGTCTACATCATAATACGATTCAAGCTCGGCCGCAGTCTTCAGCGCACGAATACGTTGAGTAATCTCATCCCCTATTCCCGATTCATTCGTATAAAGTCTTTGGTTCCAGCTTTGTATATTCTTTATAGTTTCATCTACGACATCCCGCGTTTCTCCATCATAGAAACGATTAACGAATCCGCGTTTTTCAAGCCAGCGGCATAATTCTCCCATCGACTCAAAATCTGATGCGTTCTTTACGTTCTTTGGTGTAAATTCACCTGTTTTAACTAATTTATCATATGAAGAAAGTAATTTATCAAAATCCTCGCCCGCGCGTATTCTACAGTCAATCTCATAAGAAATCTTACAGATTTTCAAGGCTTGGTCACCCTGAAGGGCACCATTGATGTTTTGAGTAAGTATTAACCCATCGTAGAGATTCTCTAGATAGTTTAAACCTTCTTCATCATAATTGTAGCCCCATTTCTCTTGTAGCTTTCTACACTTGTCGTCCGAGAGTCCCGGTATGACATCGTCGAGGGCGCCGGCGGCATCGAGTTCCTTATACGCCTCTTGATATGACGTCCAATCTATATTCTCATATGCTTCACCAAAGTATATCAAGTTATATGATTTCAATAGCTCGGCCGCAGTGTGCGTATGACGTAACTCTTCAAACTTATCCATCTGAAAAGGAATATCTAAATACTGACATATCTTATCCATAGTATTCCAATCCATTCCAGATTCCTCAAGTTTATCCCCCAGGCAATCAACACATACATCTACATACCCCGTCGGATACATAAACGATTTTGTTCTCAAATAAGAAAAAGAATCTTTCATTTGGCCGCAACAAACACATCTCTTTGAACTGAAGTCTAAATCAAAGTGTGGGTTTAAAGCCATGTCTATTTCTCCTTTTTAGTTGCAGGATATACCAGTTTACCAAGATTGCGTCTCCGCGTTCTGTTCATTTTACTAATCGTATCTACTACATCAATCCAGATATCGTAGAAGTCGCGCGGGTCTGGTAGTTTCGGTTCCTCGATGGCTCGGCCGCACTCTGCGGTTTCCTCAACATCTACCTCTTCCATCTCCTTATAAACTGGCACTCCAATAATCTTACAAATCCCAAGAAACTCCACCGCATCCAACTCCAAAATCTTCAACAGTAAGCTCTCTGGACTATACCTTCCATTCACTTTCAGATGCCTCCTTTTTTCTTTTTTCTTGCTTCTCTTTCACATCTCTTACATCTACTTTGGAAGCCATCTTTACTTCTTGTTTTCTTAACCCAATTTCTTCCATCTAATAGTAAAATTCGGCCGCAATCACTACAGCGTTTAAAGTTTTCTTTAAAGAAACAATTTTCAATTGTATCTTGGTGGAGTTTCACAGCCTCATTTATTTTCACTATAATCTTTTGTTTGAAAATTGTGCTTATGTAGTTCGCAGTATAGCTCTTACCATATTTCTTGTTAATGTAACTGGCTATGTCTGCGTTTTTCTCTTTTTTCTCTTTTAGGCGCAAAATTTCACGTTGCACGTCTGTAAGGTCGGCAATTTCTTCATAGAACTTCAGCGTATCAAGTAGCTTTTCCAGGTTATTTTCTACAATATGGTCTATTTTAACCTGTTCCAATCTCTCGTCAAATTCTTCTCTAAACAGATACAACTGATAAACCGCTTCAAGTTCTCTAAAGTCAAAAATCTCTTTTTTCTCCGACGTTTTCTTCTTCCAAACCAATCCACTAATTAAACACAGTTGTTCTTCGTTGAGTCGCGCGGGGTCAAAGTTTACATCGAAAATTAGCTCTCCAACCAATCCTTCCTTCAAACCCAGCGGTAATACTTCCACATCACAGTCAAAAACAAAACTCCTATCCTTTGGCGCATAAGTCGATTGTGTTATGTTAAAAGTCGACCTATACGAATCCCTTATCGTAAACTGTTCCGTCCTTAACTCCTTAATGCGGCCGCGCAACTTCAAATACCCATATTGATTCAACTTATGGGCCGCCGCACGTATACGTTCAACTTCTTCATCTGTAAATCGTTTAATTAGCTCATCTCTTGGAGGTTTCTCCCTCTTTCCTACTTTAATCTCATAAAAGTTAATCTTCAGTTCAATCTCATCAATAGTCTTCCACAATTCCTCAAAAGTTTGTTTCAAAAATGTCGGTGCTTCGCGGCGTGCTTCATCTCGGTCAAATACATCTCTGCTCTTCTTCAAAACAACCGCATCGTTCAACGTATACAACTGTGCATTACTCATCGCGGGGTTCTCTAAAACTGCATCTAACGACTCCGCTTCGTTCGGCTTCGTCCATCTCGTCTCCAACCCCGTATCTTTACCAATGGGTACTCCGTTTTCGTCTTTTCCCCAAAGTAAATAATCTGCAATAGTGGAGGCTTCAGCATTCGTCAGATTGGTAAATTGTACCACATACGTACTAATAAAATTCGCACGTTCTTCCGCTGTTTCCAGCGTAAAATCTAACTTCAATCTATTCTGCATTTACGTATTCCTCCTACACTACAAGTATACCACACCCGCGCAGTAAAGTCAAATTTCCAGATTGGCGTCTACGTATGTCGCGAAAATTTGACAACCTTTTCAATTTCGGTTATAATTAGGTAGAATAAAAGTTTAACTTAAATGGAGGTAAGTTCGATGACAAGAAGACAAAGACTTGAAATGGTCATACGAGGGGAAATTAACGAAGAGCTAATCGCTGATTGTAAGCGGGAATTGGAGAAGTTAGATTCGAAGTTAGGCGACATAAAGGCAAAGGAACGCCCGACCTATGAGGAAAATAAGGAGTTTGAAGAACGTATTTGTGGGGTTTTAGGTGAGGAACCGAAGACAATTGACCAAATATACGTCGAGGTTGGATGTACATTTGCGCGACAGCGTCTCACGGCGATTTGTACAAACCTCATACGGGAAGGAAAGATTAAGAGTTGTGATATGAAGGTGAAGGGAAAAGGCACACGAAAGGGCTATTACATATAGCCCTTTTTTATTTGAAATTTTTACTTCGTGGAGATTTTTTACCAGGGCCCAGCGCTTTAGCGCGCTAAAGTGCTAAAGTTCCCATATATGCGCCCCCGTTCATATGAATAAATATTCATATGAATATTCACTCATGTGTCTGGAACCCTCTTTTGGAATTTTAGCACTCACCGAATGAGAGTGCTAATAATTAAGGTAGGTACTACTTCCCGAAAACTAAAAAAAGGTTAACAATATGTTTCTCTATAAATACAAGATTTTGCTTGCATTATTGCCCCGATGAGAGTACAATAAAGACAATCAAGGAGGTAATAGACATGGCAACTAAGACTGTATACAATGTATCAAGACACGAATATCTGTTCGAGTCCGCGCGCAAGGGCGCAAAATATCTGTTCTTTGATGAGGTTGACAATTGTGATAAATGGGGCAACTGTGGTGAATTCGATGAAGTCGAATTAAAATGGTGCTATGGCGAGCCAGCTCATAAAGACCCTAACGGCTCATATGCTGACGGCTCGGACATCGAAAGCACACACACAAGCGTCAAGGGCTTCAACTTCACACTTGCAAGCGGGCTGAATGGTAATACTTTCGAAGAGTGTCTTGACACTTTCAAAAGAAACGTAGCAAGCTCAAACTTCAGCTTCACTTGGAGAGAGGGCGATGAAAGAGTAGAGTACAATATGAACATGGACGAGTTTGAACAGTTCCTTTACAGATTCGCAAGCTATGCTAAAGACCGCAAGACAATCAGAGGACCGAAGTTCTCAATGAAGAAGAGAGCCGAAGTCGAAGAGTGGTTCGCAAGGCTGATAGGCTAAAAGCCTATCAGTCGGCACCAGCCGATTGTATTAAACTAGATACAAGATAGGGCTTGACAAAGCAAGCTAAGAAGCGTATAATCAAAGAGTAATAAGGAAGCTAAAAGAAAGGAGCCATACTATGAAGTACATCGTAGACACAGAAATCGACGAGCTTATGCTCGCACCACAGGAACTCGAAGCTTACGCTCGTAAGCTTTGGGAAGAGCATCAGCAGGTGCTCTACCTCGACATGGTGGTGCAAGACACCATGTACTTCGGCATCTGTGATGCCGAATAGGCCGAAAGGCTTATTTTTTTGACCGGACCACCGATAAAAATACAAAGAAAAACATAAAAAGGTATTGCAATTTGCCTCTTCATCGCTTATAATAATGGTAAATAAAACAAGGAGGACAAAACAATGACAAAGATGGAAATGGTAAATAGAATGATAGTTCTTGGATGTATCAAAGAGGCAGACCGCAATCATTGGATGCGCAAATGCAAAGCCGATGTAATGAAGATTTACATACTCATAGTACCACGCAGACTCGAACACTTAGGGAGGATATAGAAATGGCAAAGAAGAAAAATATAAAAGTTGGAACTATTAGCGGACTTGATGTTTTAAAACAGACAAGACCACCGCAGGACATTCCATTTAGAACAGGAAGTTATACAGACAAAAGAAAGAAAAGAGAAAAAATAAATAAAAATAGACTTGACAAATGGTTATAAATAGATTATAATATAACCATAGAAAGGAGAGACAAAAATGACTTCAATTAAAAAAAGACTTAATGGTTTAACAATAGGAGAGTTAAAAGAACTTATCAAAGGCGTAGATGATAACACTGAAATCTCGGTATGGAGTGAGATACCACTTCAGAAGTGTGAGATTGAGATAATAACATATGACTTCGGTGAGATAGACGTAGACATTAACATAGAGTAAGTCGAGAGACTTATTCTTTTTTTACTTATAAGTCGAACGTATGTTCGCGCCGAGTCGACCGGGCGCGCGACGACGAACATATGTTCATTCTTAATGTTCGTTTAGGTAGTTGATTATTTTATTTATTAAGCGTATAATATAGATAGATAAAAGAAAGGAGAAAAAATAATGCTTTGGATTATATTTACAATTTGGGTTATATTTGCTTTTACTTGTGCAGTTCTTGCCGAGGTTTACGAACATGAGTTCTTTGGTTTTCTGTTCTTGCTGTCGCTTCCTCTTATGTTCTACGTGCCGTTTATGGTTGGATTGTTTTAAAATAAAAACTTGACTTTTGTATCAAAATATGATATAATAATTATAGAAAATAAAGAAAGGAGCAAATTTTATGGCAGTTTCAAGAAAAATTGAAAGAGAACTTTTGAGAGAAAATTATCTAAACGAAATTATCCGAAATTTCCTCGAAAATAATGAAGAAGTTTTAAGAGTAAAATCTAATGAGATAGCAATTCCCGTTGTGGGGTGTGAAGGTAATGAAGATTTTATCGTCATTACTGTAAAAGTTCCTACTGGGGCAAACAAAGGTCTTGAGCCATATGACGGTTACGAAATGGCACAAGATTATGAGATGAAAATTGCCGAAAAAGAACGCAAAGCAAAAGAAGTTGCCGAAAAAAAGGCGAAAAAAATCCAAAAAGATAAGGAAATTCGTGAAAAAAAGAAAGCAATTTCTGAAAAGGGAGAGTAAATCTCTCTTATTTTTTTGGAATAAAAACGAACATATGTTCGTCGATTCGCGCCGGTCCGAAAAATTGCCGAAAAAAGATTGTTAATAAATTAACAACAAAGTTGTCCGGGCATTTGTTAAAAATTATTTATTGGAAAAGTTTTCCCAAAATTCGATTAGTACCATAAAATTGGACCGATAAGAGTTTATAATATAGACATAAGATAAAGAAAAAAAAATAAAAAAGTTTTAAAAAAGTATTGACAAACATTCTTATTCAGTTTATAATATAGGTACAAAAGAAAGTGAGGAACACAAAATGAGAAAAGAAACTTATGAAAACAATCTGTCGTACATCTTCGATGCAGAAAGAAGAAACGCAAAATACTCAATCAATAATGGTCAGTCATGGATGAATCACGGAGACTATTGCGAATGTCTTGCTAAATCAGTTCTCGGTTTCGAGCCTAAAAAAGACGGAAATACAAGGGCAGATAAAGGTCATGACATTCCAGAACTAAACGCAAGTGTAAAATCATGGAATTGTGGCTTGTCTGATAGAAAAGATTTGAGAGGTCTTGGATTCGATGAGTTTTTTACGAGATTCTTCGCAGATGAAATTCCAAACACAACTTATATATGGGTTAACGATTACGCAGATATGGTAGATTTGTATTATATGAGCGAAACCGAAATGAAAGAGTTTACCAAATTTGCCGCTAAATACTATGACTATGAACAGAAAATAAGGTTTAAACTTTGTATCAATAAAATCGTTGACTATCTCGAATCAAAAGTCGCCTAAAGGCGATTTTTGACCGGGCGCGAGATTGTTAAAAAAATAACTTTTAAAAAAAGTATTGACATTTAAGAGAAAATCATTATAATTATAATTGTCAAGGGGATAGAAAGGACGCTTTCGAAAAAATTGGCGGTAAATCTTGGGTAATGCTTCCCAAGTAGTAAGGTACCAATTCTGCCCCTTGATAAAAACATAAAAAACTACTTGACAGAATAATAAAATACTGTTATAATATAAATACAGTAAGGGAACGCAATAAGCCCTCACGCAAGGCAGTAAGACGGGATAATGGAGCCTTACACAATGACAAAGGAAAACTGAAAAGAGAAAAACAATGCTGATGTGTGAACTCGATGTAATGGAATACGCCGTCACTATAGAAGAGGCGTGCCTCGATGAGGCACTCGAAGAACTCGGAGATGAGTTCTTCGACTACGAACCCGATTACAATGAATGCGGGTTCAACCCATATATGGGTTGCTACGACTTCGACTGTTAAGTCGAAGTCGCGCCCAGGCAGAAAAACAAAGAAAAACATAAAAACACTTGATAAATAAACCGATCTGTGCTAATATATAATTACAGAAAGGAGAAAACCGAATATGAAATGCCAAACCGAAGCGCCGATGGCAAGGCGCGATGACATAAATGACGCCAAATAGTAGGTAGTACTCACCCTACCGCGCCAAGCCTTCCACCATGGGCGCGAAGCAATATGGCGGTACTCTCTGAAAGTGGATAGGAGAGGGGTCAGACGGACGCGTCTGACCCGTTTTATTTGTGCCGATCCCAATCGAACATATGTTCGGTTGGCCGGGCGGTTGGCCGGGCGCACTTTGTGAAAAAATTAACGCGATTGTTTCTCGACAAAAACATAAAAAGGGGTTGACTTCCCATTATAGGTGTGTTATCATTATGGTGTCAAGGGGAGAGAGTTGGAAATCGGACACAACACCAATGGACACGGATACAACACTCTTGGACGCAAAGAATAGTTGGGAAGGTATGCGGAATCTCCCCTTGACAAAAAAACATAAAAAAACATAAAAAAGGTATTGACAGATAAGAAAAAATCTGATACAATATAATCACAGTAAAGAATAACCCAAGTCAGTAGAAAGGAATTAAAACAATGACACAGAGAGAATTTTTCACAGCAGTAGTTAATGCAAACGTATCTGATGAACTCACAACTTTCGCCAATGAAGCAATTTCGAAACTCGATGCACGCAACGCAAAGAGAGCAGAAAAACCATCGAAGAAGTCAATCGAGAATGAGCCAATCAAGGCATCAATCGCAACATATCTTGCAGATGGTGCTCACCTTGCAAGCGAGATTGCCACAGCAGTAGGCTTCTCAACATCAAAGGTTTCAGCACTCTGTAGACAGATGGTTACTGATGGTGTTCTCAAGTCAGAGGACGTTAAGGTTAAGGGCAAAGGCACACAGAAGTCTTACTCCCTTGTATAGTCAAAATTGAACGCACGAAAGTGCGTTCTTTTTTTACGAATAAAACGAACGTATGTTCGCGGCCGCCCGGGCAGATTGTTAATAAATTAACAACAAACTTTTGAACCGGGCCGCATTGTGAATTTTTTCACAACTAAAAAACATAGAAAAACATAAAAATGTATTGACTTCCTTAAACTTATCGCTTATAATATAAGAGGGTGAAAGATATGAAAGAATTAGAAAAACTTTTAAAAGAAAATAGCGGTCTACTTTCAAGAATGAAAGAGAGAGACGGCAACGAAAAATTAAATAAAATTTGTGAAGAAATTTTTAAAAAAGACTTGACAAACTCTCATAAATAGTCTATAATATAGATACAAAGAAAGAAAGAGAGGATAGAAAAATGACAAAAATTATCAATCTCGATTGTGACGGAACATTCATCAATCTTTATGGAGTAAATGGTTGGCTCAATGACCTTATCAATGAAGATGTTAGACCATACAGAGAAGCAAAATCCCTTGTAAATCTTGTATGGTTTGCAAGAACAATTCACGAATTACAGAATAAAGGTTGGAAAGTCAACATTATATCGTGGACTGCAAAAAATGGTACAGAAGAATACAATGCAAGAGTTAGGCAGACTAAACTTGAATGGTTTGAAACTCATATCCCAAGCGTAAAGTTCGATAACATTTTTATCGTAGACTACGGAACACCAAAAACATCACTTGCAAAAGGTATTCTGTTCGATGATGAAGAACACAATAGAAACGAATGGAACGGAATTGCACTTGATGAAAAAGATTTAATAAAGAAAATGAGAGCCTTTCTGTAAAGGTTCTCATTTTTATGTATATTTATACGCGCGGCCGGTCATCGAACATATGTTCTGAATGGACCGGGCACGATCGTTAAAAAAATAACTTTTAAAAAAGGTATTGACTTTTGCAGAAAAATCATTATAATTATAAGTGTCAAGGGGAGAGATGCCACGGGAAGTGCCGAGGCAACCCTCCGAAAAAATTTAGGGTTCAGTATTAGGGAACAACTTTAAGAAACACTCCCCTTGACAAAAAACATAAAAAAACATAAAAAAGATATTGACACAATCTAAAAAGTGTGCTACAATATAATTGTCAAGAGGAACGGAGAGCGAGCACTTACCACCTTGCCCAAACTACTGACAAGTAGGGTCTGAAATAAAAAATAAAAAAAGTTCAGAAAACCCCTTGACAAACTCCCAAATCAATGCTATAATAAAGACACAATAAAGAGAGTGAGAGGCGAAACTCCTAAAACGCAGAAAGGAAATAAAATGACACAGAGAGATTTCTACACAGCAATCGTTAATGCTTATGATGTTGAGCCAACAGAAACACAGTGGGAAGAACTCAAGACTTTTGCAACAGAGGCAATCGCAAAACTCGATGCGAGAAATGCAAAGAGAGCAGAAAAGCCTTCCAAGACACAGATTGCCAATGAGCCAATCGTTAAGGCAATCGCAAGCGTTCTCACTGATGAGCCAATGCTCGCAAGCAAGATTGCAGAACTCTGCGAGATTTCTACACAGAAAGCATCGGCACTCGTTAAGAAAGTCGAGGGCGTTCAGTCAGTCGATGTAAAGGTTAAGGGAAAGGGAACGCAGAAAGGTTACTTCCTTTAATCAAAAGGGTTTGCGGTCAACCCTTAAAACCGCAACCCATTATGGTAGTGTAGCATAACGGCAATGCTTCGCATCTTGGTAATCAGTAGTGGCGCGAAACTGATTGATGTGGGTTCGAATCCCACCACTACCCCACTTAAATGATTTACATTTCTTTACCTCCTTTCAGAAAGAACGCACGCAAGTGCGTTTTTTCGTTCGCAGAAAACGAACATATGTTCGCGCGGGCCGGTCCGATCGACCGGGCGCATTGTACGGATTTTAATACATAAAAAAGTGTTGACAAAGTTTTAAATTATTGTTATAATTAGGTATCAAAAGAAAGGAGATAGAAAAATGTATGTATTAATTGCTTATGACGAAGATTGGTACACTTTTGAAAGTTTTATGGGTGTTTTCTCATCAAGAGAAAAGGCGCAAGAAATTGCCGATAATGATT